GTAGAGCAATGGGATGGAACTAATTGGACTGAAGTTGGAGATCTAGTAACTGCCACATCTTTTGGTAGTAATAGTCCTGTTGGCACAACGACTGCTGGATTAATTGCAGGAGGTTTACTATCTGGAGGTGCTTTTAGTGCAATCAATCAAACTTGGAATGGTTCATCTTGGTCTGATGCAAACGAATTAAACGAGGGAAGAGCATATTGTGCTGGTTTAGGAACATCAACAGCAGCTTTAGAGGTAGGAGGTCAACCATCAGGTCCAACTTTTGGAAATAAAGTAGAACAGTGGGACGGATCTTCTTGGACTGAAATATCAGAAATTAACACTTCAAGAGCTAGAGGGACAGCAGGAGGAACTACAACTTCTGCATTATTTTATGCAGGTACCGTAGGACCTTCATCAACAGCAACAGCGGTAACAGAATTTTGGAATGGCTCTAGTTGGACAGAGATTGCAGATTTATCGACTGCTAGAACGAGAGGTGGTGGAGGAGGAAGTTTAGCTTCAGCAATTTTAGCAGGAGGAAGACCACCTCCGGCTGTAACTGGTGCAACAGAGGAGTGGTCAGCACCTGCAACATTTAACCAACAAGTCCAAGGACAATTATTTTTTAATTCAACAGCAAACGCTTTTAAAGAAACGATAACAGATATACCTGGTGGTACTTGGGCTAGTGGTAATTCTTTAAACACAGCTAGAGATAACACAACAGGGACAGGTCATTCTCAAGACGCAGCTTTAGTTATGGCTGGAAGAGGTCCTTCTAGTAATATTGGTAATTGTGAACAGTACAATGGAACTTCGTGGACAGAAGTCGCTGATGTAACAGCTAGAAGAACTGCAGCTGGTTCTGGAACGTCTACAGCTGCTTTATGTTTTGGAGGAACAACAGGTTATCCTTCCGCAGGTCCAGGACAATCAGCTTTAACAGAATCATTTAACGGATCAACTTGGACAGAAGTAGGAGATTTAAATAGTGCAAGATGGAGAATTAGTGGATCACCGTCAGGAACACAAACAGCAGCCTTATGCGCTGGAGGAAGAGAGCCCCCTTACAGTGCACAAACAGAAATATACGATGGGTCAACTTGGACTGAAGTAGGAGACTTAAACGCAGCCAGAGCTGGGGCAACTAGCATAGGAACATCAACAGCAAATATATTTGCAGGTGGAGAAACTGCTCCTGGTCCCGATACTGCAAATACTGAATCTTGGGATGGAACTAGTTGGACTGAAGTTAATAACTTACCAGCAGCAGCAAAAGAAAATGGAGGAACAGGTGGAACTTCAACTCTAGGTTTTTTAGCTGGAGTTGGTGGTGGCGCAGCACCTACAAGTGAGTGTGATTTTTGGAATGGAACAAGTTGGTCTGAAATGGCAGAATTAGGAACTGGAAGACCTGCAGGCGCAGGCGCAGGAACATCTATTGGCGCAGTAATTGCTGGAGGAAATCCTTTTACGGGAGCCACAGAAGAATTTACAGCTCCATTAGCTAACAAAACAATTACAGCGAGTTAATTATGGCAACATATAAGGAAATAAAAGGCGTAACAGTACAAACACCAGACAGTGATCCAGTGCAAAATGCTGGATCGTGGGCAAGTGGTCCAGCTATTAATACAGCTAGGTTTCAAGTTCCAGGGGCTGGTGCCACTCAGAATGCTTCTTATATAGTTGGTGGTGCTATTCCACCAGCTAGTCCTAATAGAAGTGCTCTTCATGAACAATTTGATGGTACTTCTTGGACAGAGGCTGCTGACTTAGGAACAGCTAAATATGCTGCAGGAACTTTTGGAACCCCGTCTGCCGCATTACTTACAGGAGGATATGATGGCTCATATACAACTAGTACTGAGAATTGGAATGGATCGAGTTGGACAGCGGGGACAGCAAGTAATACTACTAGAGGTTATATGGGTGCTTCAGGAACCACGACTGATGGTTTAATTTATGGTGGTATTCCAGGAGCAACAGGTAATACCGAAAAATACAACGGATCATCTTGGACAGAGACAGGAGATTTAAATACGGCAAGAAGATCGGGAGGACAATCAAATCTAGGAAGTGGATCAGCCGCAATATTCTCAGGCGGTAATCCTCCTATTATGGCTAATGTAGAACAATTTAATGGAAGTTCTTGGTCAGAAACAACAGATTTAAATACAGCTCGTGTTCACCAGTGGGGCATGGGAACATCTACTGCTCAATTAGTTTGTGGTGGTGATACACCACCTAGAACTACAAAGACGGAATCATGGAACGGATCTGCTTGGACTGAAGTTGGAGATCTAGTAAATGCATCACTTGCTAACGCAGGATCAGGAGGTGGAACGGCAACATCTGCAATAATAGCAGCACAATACACAGGATCACTTACAACTAATAGTGAACAATGGGATTTCCCACCAGTAACAGCAGCTATCTTAAAAGAAGGTATGGCATTTTTATCTGGAGGCACGAGTTTAAAAGTTTTTGGAACAGACGTTGGTGTAGCTACAGCAACTTGGGCTAGTGGAGCAAACTTATCAAACGCTAGAGCGATGAATGCTGGAATAGGAAGTACAAACGCAGCACTTTCTTTAGGAGGAAACGCTTTCGGTGGACCTTACCCTGTCACTGTTGAACAATATGACGGTTCCTCATGGACAGAGGTAGCAGAGTTTAACACGGGACGAGCTTATTTAGCAGGTATGGGAACTATTACAAGTGGATTAATTTGTCAGGGAGTAGACACAGCCCCTCCTGTATTCAACACAGGTAAAACAGAAGAATGGAACGGATCAAGTTGGACAGAAAAAAATGACCTTGGAACAGCTAGATATAGAGCAGGTCTTGTAGGATATTCAGCTACAGCTGGTCTTTGTTTTGGTGGATTTAATTTAAGTGAACCTTATCCGCCTCCTGCGAGTGATTTTGCTGGAAACGAATCTTGGGATGGAACAAGTTGGACGGAAGTAAGTGATTTAAATACTGCTAGAGGAGATGTTGCTGGCGCTGGAGTTCAAGCAGCTGCTTTAGCTATGGGAGGTTACGCACCTCCTTCTGCTCCGTCAAAAGGAGTTGCAGTTGAAGAATGGAATGGATCTTCTTGGACAGAGATTGCAGAAACAAGCACAAACAAAAGAGGTAGAGGTGGCTCAGGAGCTGTAAGCCGAGCTATAGTATTTGGAGGACAAACATCGCCACAAAACTTAACAGAGATGTGGAATGGTTCTTCATGGAGTGAAATAGCAGATTTGTCTGCAGGTAGATATTTAGCTGGATCAGGATCTTTAGGAGCGGTGGCTTCATTTCAATCTAATGGAGAAGAGCCTGGCGATAGTGTAAAATTTGAAGAGTTTGAAGCAGATGCTGCATTATCTACAGTAACCGTATCGTAGACTTGACCTTTATATAGAAAGGTATATAAAGAGACTAGAATGAATAAAGGAGACAGAATGTCAAAAGAAAAACGTAATATAGCTACCAAACTAGAAACCGAGTCAAAGTATTTAACTAATATCCTTGATAAGGACGATGTTAAAAATTTTAAAAAATTAATACCAGAATTACAAGATACATGGATGAAGAAACAAATGTTTCGTACAGAAACAGAAATGAGATTCTCTGTGTTATCT